GTGCAGTACGCCGTTGTGCATCATGGCGATGAAGCCAGGAATCACATCATAGGGATGGCAGTTGAGCATATCGGTCTTGCCGTGTGTAGTCCAGCGGAAGTGAATGGCAATCTCACGATCGTCTTGCGGTAGGCGCTGAATGAATGCAGTAGCATCGCCAATGTTCTTGGGCAAAGTCTTGGTGACCTTGAGCCCCTTGGCAGAGCCATACATAAAGCCAATGCCGTCAGGGTTGGCTGTGAAGATGTCGCTCAGTAGCCCGTGTGTATCGAGCAATGTGGAACGAACTTTGGAAGACTGACCAGTAATAATGAGACACATAATAAAACTCCTTGATGTAAAAGAATGGGGAGAAATCTCCCCGTTTGGTTGTTGTTGATTAAGCTGAGACAAGGACAGGGGCATTACCCATGACCAGTGTGTTGAAGATGTCCTCTTGCAGACGCCATATGTCGCCGTCACGCACATAGATAACATCTTGATCCTCAATAATAGAATCGTCACTGCCATACGAAAACACCGCCATCTCTACGCCAAGACATCTGAACCTGTTGAAGTACAAGCCGTGTCGGTTAGCGTAGCCACGCATACCATCGCCATCGTCATAGGCTACCTCCATGTGGTAGGCATGGTCATGCCCTTGGGCATAGCGAGTCGCATCCATGGTGACAGGGGGAACAGCGTCAGTGCAAGTGTCCTGCGCTGGTGCAATGACTGTCGGTGTGGATGTGTGTACATTGCGTACGCCATACCACTTGACGAGTGCAGGATACTGACCCGCCACAGTCTTGAGCCACTTGACGAACGATGTGCCGTTGAGATCACGCCACGATGCGACACGGCAGAACATGACAGACGCATGAGTGAACTCGATCTGTGCAAGCAGACGTTCCTTCTTGAGCGAAGCACGGAAGATGCGAAGCTCGACAGTGTTGTACCTGCCGTTGTAGCTGTTGTCCATGCTAAGACCAAGACGCTTAGCCTCACGAGAACCGAGGTTCATCATGTTGACCATGCGATAGCGCTCACCAGACTTGCCCTTGACCGCAGTCTTGGGGTTGGCAAGTATGGACTGATGCTCTGCTGCACAGTAGCTACGAGCTTGGTCATCGACAGATGGATGACGACCTGCAATCTTGCGAATGAAGTCGACGTTGCCACTGCTGTTGATGAACATCAAGAACTTACCAACAGTCAACTGCGTGAAGGCACGAGAGTCAATGTGTACGTGCATACCGCACTTGCCCGTGTTCCATGCACGATAGGCAGGGTCAATCTCCCACGCTTTGAACACCTCGATGTGCTTGGCTAGACCTTGCGGTGTAGTCACAACCTCGAAGCCGTTGTGCGGAAGCGAGCCGTCACTCTTGATGATGCAGTATGAGGAACCCAAACGGCTACGCACAAGCTCAGCGGCTTCGTTGGTATCGTTGTCGCCAGACGTCATCTCAAGCTCGATGCCCATCGTGAACTCACCGAAGTGAGAAGACGTAATGCCAGACGGCAAGTCAATCACATGAAGCACGTTGGTAGAGTACGACATGATCGGCTGGTTGCGACTCTCCCTGTCGTCGTCATCGTCGTCATCACCATCGCCGTCACGATCATACGAGTAGTACGCATCACGAACCTCCGAGTAGTAGCAGTCGTCACGAGGCCAGTACTCGTTCTCATCCTCGCAGAACACAGCGTCATCGCTGAAGCATGAGTCGCACCACGTATCGTTACGCACATCGTGCGTATTGTCCTCGCTCTCGTAGTGACCGCAGTCGCAATGCACAATGCCAAGATCGAAGTCCTCGAGAGCAGCAAACGCACTTAAGATGTGCGATGTGAAGTCATGATAGCGATTGTCAAGATCGAAGAACGCCTCACGCAATGCATCGTCATCAGCTAGCGGATCGCCTGCCTTGGCACGAGCAACCAAGTGACCGAACTGCTTGAAGGAACTACGCACAAGCTTGTAGGTCATGGCTTGGTAGTAGTACCCGCCCTTGAACTGAGCGTTAGGCTCGATTGTCGGCACAGTCCCATTCTGCTTGTTGGCATACGCATTGACGATAGCATCGCCACGATTGGATATCATGGATCGCTCAACACGACCACGACTGCCGTCACGCACGCTTGTAGGCATAAGTGTCGTGCGCATCATGGCATGCACATCGTAGCGGTCATTGGTATACAGAACAGCATCGGCATACGATAGCTTCTCGGCTGAATGACGTACGCTGACACGATAGTTTTCATGACTGAACCACAACGCTATGTTAGCGTCAGTGATAACCGTGGCAGGATCGACCGCACTAGGAGTGCGATACACATCCGTCATGACACGCCGACGAGTGGCGTTGTACACGATGTACTTGTTGCTGAAAGACACAATCAGCATACCTGTGAGGCGGTCTAAAGCATCCGCCACAACGAACTTAGTAAATGTAAACATATACTTCTCCTTGAGTTATAAAAAGATGGGGAGAAATCTCCCCGACTAACACACTAACAAACACGCCTGTTGCTCAGGCTAGGGCTACCTCCATGTCATCTATTACATCGAACGAATCCACCTCGAAGGTGCGATGCTCACCTACGATTGGGTCACCTGCATTGAACACGTAGAACGTGTCGTGGTACTTCTTCAGCACCTCGTCACGCATCGAGTCGGATAACTCGGGCGGTATGACTAAGGCGTTAGCTGTGAACGGGTTATTGAATGGGGCTGTGTATCTCCCGTGGATACGGATACGGATTACTCTCATTCTGTCTCTCCTAGTTTGTTAATAATTGAATCTAGCTCTTCAAACATATCGTCGTATAAGTCCATACATAAATACAACGACCTATCAATGCGTGACTGTTCATTCATATGCTTGATAAGCGCTTGTGCTTTCTTAAGTAAAAGAATTGCCTCCTGTTTCTCTTCCAATGTCATCGCTTACTCCTTGTTACGATTAGTGATTGCATCCAATGCCTCGTCAGCGCACGCACCCCATGACTTGGCGCTTATGAATGAGTTGGGCGCCCATTCAGGTTTACCTACTGCCTCCTTTGTTAGTTCGGCATACTTAGCGATAGCCTCGATGATGAATGCCTGCATGAGCACACCATGTTGTGAGTGCGTCATCAGATCGGTTACCAACTCGATGTTGGTCTTGCGTTTAGCTTTAGTCATTTTGTTAGCCTCCTAGGTTCCAAGATTTAGGGGGCAACTTATTAAGAACAGCCCATGCGTGGTCGATGTCCACGGACAGTGTTTCAGTTGCAAAAGTTGATTTATCTTCAAGATAGCAATCAACAGATTGCGTGAGGTTGTTCAACGCCTCGCTAAGTAGTTCAATTTTTTCTTGGTCAGTCATTCCATTTCTCCTTGGTTAAAAACTAGATTCGGCGTACACGACTCGCCCTTGCTTCATGTGTTCGAGAATCGGTGCGCTGATGGATGCATCGAACAAGCGTAGGTCACGCTTGTACAGGCGCACAGTCGTATTGTTAAAGTCCTCTTTGGTTCCTCCTCGTTTGCTATACAGCACACAAAATATGTCGTGCAAGTCCCAGTCACTACGTGTGTATGCGACTTGCTTCCACCTTGGGTTTTTGTCATAGCGTGAGCCGACGTATGCATCGGCTGGCTTTGTAGTAACGGCACGAGGCACGCTTAGTATGTTGATATCTAACCCCATGCTCACTCTCCTTTAAATGGGTTGTCTTCTATTAACTTCAGAAGCTCATCGATGAACGTAGCGTCTGCCCAGAAGTTGCCTTTGTTGGCATCGCTCGCTAACAACTCCTCGAGGTAGGTAGCCTCGGGCGAGTTATCGAATCCGTCAGGCTCAGCCCAACATATCCAGCCCGAACCCCAGTCACGCTCGAAGCCGTACTGGTACGTGAGCGTGAACCTCCCGATGTTTACGTACGCTACTGGTGCGCTTAAGCGCCACGAAACTACTTTGTTTGCATACGTCATAGCTTTCTCCTTAGTTAATGAACTTGCCATCTTTAGCCATCTTCAGTACAGGCTTGGCTTGCGCTGACTGAAGCATCCCTATCAGACTCGTGAAGTTAGCGCTCTCCGTTTGAGATAAAGAGAACGCACACGCCCCAACGGGCTGATCCTTACTGTCGTAGTACACCTCCATGATTTCCCACACACCATCATCGGTGCGTGTCTTATCTACCCTGCGTAGATTCCACTTGCCAGTTATGTCCACCTCTGGTTCATACACGGCGTATGACTTGCCGAAAATGTCTGCTGTCTTTGGCATAAACTTTCTCCTTAAATAAAATAGTTGGCAGGGTTCTGCGTACGCAGGTCATCCATCTCGGACAGATACTCCTCGATGTTGGCTTGCAGATCAGGCGGGAGGTGAGGCGTTAAGTCCTCGACTTGCCCATCGTTCCATGTGGCGACAAGCTTTACATCCACGATGGCGTGGGTGTACTTGCTGTGTGGATCTCTTTTCATTTTGCTTCTCCTTCTGGTGTGTAATTCAAGCCACCGAACCCCGATGCGTATTCGCTATCTTCGAGTCCGTACCTGAACCCAACGAACTTGTATTTGCCGTCAGGTTGTTTGCAACAGGCGTAGAAGAATCCTTCGGGCGTCTCTGCCCGATAGATGAAGGCGTTTCTTGCCCAATGCGCTCGTGCGTCTGCACTTTCCAGATCCACCGAGGTCTCATACATACGATTGACAAGCCACTCGTCTTCCTTCAACGCATCGCTCAAGTCAGTGTAGTAACGCCACTCCTTGAGCTTGCGATAGCTGAGCCAGTCAGGTGTGGCGGTGCGTAAGGTATCCATCATCTGAATGTCAGTCAGCACGATGCTGTCGGGGTATGCGCTAAGCTGCGCCTGCATAAGCGTGTCATGTTTCATTTTGTTTCTCCTTGATTGGGCAGGTTGCGGATGGTGCTCGGCGTAGCCCACACGCCGAACAGTTCGGGGAGAAATCTCCCCAAAGAGTTGTTGACAGTAGTGTTGATAGTAGTCAGTCTCCCTGTATGTGTAGTTTTGTCCATGTGGCTGGTACTGCTTCGTTCTTATCAAGCGTCTCAATAATCTTGATGGCTCTGCGCATCTGCGCTAGCTTGGCTGTGCGTGCGTCTGTAGGCTGGATTCCAGCCTTGCGTTCGAGGGATTCCATCTCCTTCCTTGTCTTGGTCAATAATCTCACCTTGGCTGTCTCGTGCTGATGGGGCAGCATCGTGCGTTGGAAGGGCGTTTTGCGTTTGCCCCTAGGCGCTACTGGCGTAGCGTCAAACAGTGCGGTTACTTTATCTTTGACCCTAGCTGGAATCCAGTCTGTCCAGTGCTCGCCATCGTTGGGTAGCCCCTTGTCACGGGCTATCTGTATGGGTGTGTGGTCTAGCGCTTTTGATGGGGCGTCTAGCATGGCTATGAGCTTTTCCATGATGCGTATGTATTCGCTGAAGGCGACAATTCTTTGGGGAGATTTCTCCCCGCCGTATCTCATGCCCACACGGGCATTGTTGATCTCGTAGCGCAGGGGTTGCAGCACCTTGTCCCACTCTGCCTTGCGCTGGGTGCGTGTGATGCGGGTAACACGTAGCGTCTCCTTCAACGCTAGGACTTCATTTTTTATTCTTTCGATCTCGGCTGGGTGCATCTTGCGCTCGGTTAAGCGGTTGTGTAAATCGTTGGCTGAGAGTTTGAGGTATGTTTCGTACATGAGATTATTGACTCCAAAAGTGAGGGTCGGCCAAATGTCCGACACTACAGGGCTGTGACTAAGATGCGTGTAGGTTCTGATGCCGCACAGATGCTAGCTTAGCACGAAAAGTGTCCGAGGTATCTATCTTATTTCTGAACGGCTATAGCCAAACAAAAAAAGAAAGTCTTTGAGCAAAGGAAAATGCTCACCCCCTGATACATACATCTCTATATATAAATATATATTAAATAGATAGATAGATAGGACAGTTTTTGCGGAACGCTAGCGTGGATGCGGCTTGCGGGGTTACACGCATTTTAGTTCGGGGGTTGTAGTGTTGGACATTTGGCCGTGTCTTGTTTTTTGCCTCAATAATCTTCATTATTGATGAACTTGGGGAGATTTCTCCCCAAAGGGTAGGTCGAGTTGGTGCATCCCGTTACGCCATGCGTCATAGTCTGCCTGTGTTTCGAACACCATGCCACGCAGATGCAATGCACCCTTGCGGAATACATGAACCTGATTGCGTGAGCCGTAGCTGATGGTTTGCATATGGTAGTCACGCCCACGAATGGTGATGATGCCCACCTCTTTGGTGATGGGCTGTATGAGATTACGCATGATTAGTCCTCGGTTGAGTTGATGAGAAAGAACACACCAGCGATGGTGTAGCCTGCAAACACGAGTAGTGCTTGGCGTAAGTAGTAGCCGTCTGTGTCAAAGCCGTAGCCAAGGGCTACGCAAGAGCAGAGGGTGAGGCAGACGATTAGAAATTTGTCGGTCATGATTGACTCCTTAGAACCAAGCGTTGTCTTGAACGCCATCTTGCAAACAGAAGGTTTCGCAACCCCAACATACGAAGCGTGTGAGTGACTGCGGATACTCGAAGTGCGCCACGAAGTTGAAGATATAACCGACTGGGCATTTGATGAAAGAGATGAGGTGATTAGTCATGATTGACTCCTTGAGATAATTGATTGGACAAGAAACAAAACAGCGGGCAAGCATCACGCTTGCACCGCCATCAGAAAGCAGGGAGAAATCTCCCCAGATTATTTGAATGAAACAGAATCACGCAACTGAGCAAGCAGAGCATCGAACTGTGCCTTAGTCAAGCCTGCGTCAATAATCTCAGCCACGATATTGCTCACCAACTGCTTGGGAACTGCGACCACAGGCTTACTGCCTGATCGTGAAGCCGTACGACTGATGTGATCGGCAAACTTCTTTGACCCTGCGTTAACAACCTTCTCCTCGTCAGGCGTGCGTTGCACCCTTGTCTTCTCGCAGACGGCTTCGGCTTCCTTGCGTGTGCAGTCCATGCGACCGATCACATAGTTCAGCACGAAGTCATACTTCCACTCGCCTTGCTTCTCTGCACTCAGCTTCACGTATTGCTTGTGCCAAGGCAGGCTTGCCTCTAGCGTCATGCGATCTGTGCGACCGATGCCCTCTGCGAATTGCTGATACGTCACTACTACTGTCGTTGCTTTAGTCATGGTGTTCTCCTTGAATTGACTAAGTTATGTGTCAGGGAGAAATCTCCCCGAATCGACTGAGCTACTTCTCAACCGATGCCTCTATTTTATCAAATGGGTACTTTATTCTGCTTTCGAGGCTGTTTTTGAATACAAAGAACCCCCACCCTACCCCCACCAACCCTATTTGGGGTTGCCACGGCACGTCCGCATAAACACTATTCCACACCCGCAAATCCAATTTTTCAAAAACAGGATCGAAATACCGCCATTTGGATCCCCCACCCCCCAAAAATTATAAAAAAATTCCAAGGTACCATGTCAAACGTTGGACACGACATAATAAAAAAATGCCCCGACCTTGTGAGCCGGGGCAAAAGATGGCAACTGGAAACCATCAAGGAGAAGCAATGACTTGCGCCATCACCGAAAAGAAGTGTACACTAACACCAACGAGGCAACAAGTGCGACGCCAGCACAAAACCCTACGCAATGCTAGAACATCTGATTAACGGCGAGTTTGAACCCAGCGTGGTCGACATGACTGCGGCTACGCCGTTGCCTTTTGCTGACGCAGCGCCAGCAGATATCATTGACGCACAAGTCCAAACCGCAAACTGGCTCAAAGAGCTAGAGCTAGACGATGATGAGGCAGAGTCCAAGGCAGACGCACAGGCGGCAAGAAACTCTTTCGCCTCACTGGTTACAGGACAGCCACCCCAGAACACACAGCAAGCGCTCGCTAACATCAAGGCTCCTGCTGCAGTGCAGCATTTAGTTGGGATGCTGACAGCCTACGATTGGGCGTTTGTCGAGCAGGCCAAGGAACTCAGGGGCTACGCAGTGGCGCAGATCCTAGAAGAAGTCAAACACCCAGACGCACGCATCAGGCTTAAAGCCTTGGACATGCTCGGTAAGGTCACCGAGGTGGCGTTGTTCACCGAACGGGTTGAGGTCAAGAAGACCCAGATGACAGACGTTGAGCTTGAGACGCGCATTAAAGAAAAACTCAACAGGTTCATGGGCGTGATTGACGTTGTGGACGTTGTGGAAGATAAAGATGAAGCCTGAGAACTTCACAACCCTGAGTAAATTGGAACTTGAGGCTATGGCCAAAGCTTTGCCGCACATGAGCGTCAAAGAAAAAATGGAGTTGTTTGAAGACTTAGAGCTTCGGGAGTCCCGCGCCAGACTACAGGCGGCTAAAACAAACATGTTGGGCTTTGCCCAAGCGGTATATCCCGGCTTTAAGATTGGCCCACACCACAAGAAGCTGGCCAAGATCTTTACAGATGTGGTCGAAGGACGTAAGAAGCGTGTGATTATCAACATCGCGCCGCGTATGGGTAAGTCTGAGTTCTCGTCCTACCTGTTCCCTGCGTACTTTCTAGGTAAGTATCCTGAGAAGAAGATCATCATGGGCACGCACACTGCGGGTCTGTCTGAGGACTTCGGGCGGCGCATACGTAACTTGATCGATTCAGATGAATACCGTGAAGTTTTCCCCCAAACAATGGTGGCAGATGACCAAAAGGCTGCCGGTAAGTGGTCTACAAGCGCTGGCGGTCAGTACTATGCTGCTGGTGTCGGGGGCGCTCTTGCTGGTCGTG